GTTCGTGTTGTAGTCATAGCGGCGGGTGGCGCGGCGGACGCTGGATGCGGTCCGCCACTGGTCGTCGAGCTGGCGCGCAAGCTCGAGGTCGAGCATGGTGCTTACGCGACCGAGCCGGCCTCGTTGCGCCAGTTCGCGCCATCCCAGATCACCATGTGACTGATGGTCGTGTCCCAGAACCGGGCGCCCTGCATCAAGGGGTAGACACCGAGTGAACTGGTCGGACGCTGCGTGGTCGGGCCCGACGGAGCCAGGAACAGCCAGCCATTGGCCTGCAGATGCGTGGCGTCGAACTCGTTGACGTCCTGGGCGCCGACAGCCGGGTCATAGGTGCGGCCGTTGACGGTGACCTTGGAGCCCCTGGCGGGCGGGATCAGGCGATGCGTGAGCGGTGCGGTCATTGACTATTTCCCCTGTGATTGGGCGCGCTGGCGGTTCATTTTCACCATCGCGTTGATGCGAAGGATGTCGGCGTAGGTGATCATGGGCACCCGCTTGCCGGTTGCGCTCGTCTTGCGGGCATTGCGCGCCTCGTTGCGACGGGCGCCACGGTAGGACCCGCCAGGACGCGGCGAGCGCTCGGTCTTGGCGGTCTCCCGCTTCTTCTGGAGCGTGCCGGCCTCGATGCGCTCCACGAGGTCGGTGTCGATCGCGCGCGCGAGATGGCGGGCGTAGCTCATGCGTAGTCTCCTTCGGGGATAAGGATGGTGGGGGATTACTTCTTCGACGGCTTCGGACCACCGGTCTTGGGTGCGGAGGTCTTTGGTGCGTTCGTCTTGGGAGCGGCAGCTGGCGCTGCCACGGGAGGCGGCGGCACGGCCTCGGCCATCGCCTTGGCTTCCGCGACCTTGTTGTCGAGCTGGCCGGCGTCGATGTTGACGTAGCCGGTCGCCGTCTTGACCATCAGTTGGTTGGCAGCGGGGCTCGGGTCCTGCTCTTCGCCGATCTTGTCGCGCACCTGATTGATGGTCAGGATGCCGTCCTCGACGTAGCCGCGCAGGATGGTCGACTGCTTCTCCGGGTCAATCTCTTCCTCTTCCGACCAGGCGAACTCCACCTCGTCGTCAGGAAACTCGGCCGCGAGAATCTCGCTGAACGTGTCGGCGCACCACTGCTTGAGGGGCTCGATGCCTTCCTCCTCGGCCTGCTTTTCATGCTGTTCTGCAATCGAGCGGTTCGAGAGCGAGACGAAGGCGGCAGGCGGGTACGAGAAGGCGAAGCAGACGATGCGGACGAGCCATTCATCGAACTCGTTCTTCAATGGCGGCTCCTTGAGAGCCTGGTACGCATTCGCAGTGCCGGTCGGGATGAATTTCATGCGCCGGCGGGCGCCGAGGTTGCCCGAGAACAAGCTGTCCCAGTAGTCCTGGAACCGCATGGCCTGATCGGGCGTCCATGTCTCCGGCAGGCCGAACACGGCGTCGGGCTGATTGCCCTCTTTGAAATACTCGAACTGGGAGAGCGAGCGACGGAAGGCGATGCCGACCGTCATCATGATCTGCTCGACCGGCGAGAAGCCGTACGGCTTGCCGGCGCGGCGGTTGAGCGGGCGGTAGACGAGGTCCCACGTCGTGTAGTTGATCGCCGGCAGGTTCTTGAGCACCAACTGATACGCCGGCGGCAGCATGGCGTAGTCGGGCGCCTCGGCGCCGATCGGCATCTGGTGTGCGATCGCAGTCCCGGGCACGAGCTTGAAGCCGTAGGCCTCGTGGTTCTCGAGGTTGACGACCTCGCCGTTCCACATGAAGGGCTCGCCGGTCCAGGCGATCGGCTTAGGCGTGCGGCCCCAGTCGTCGATCACGCGCTTGATCAGCGAGCCGTCGGTCTGTACCAGGCCGATCAGCTGGCCGCCGCGGTTGCGCTCGCACCACAGCGCGGGCGCGTCGAGCACCAAGAGGTCCTCGATCAGGCCGCGCAGCCAGGTGCGGAAGTCAAGCTCGCGGTCGGGGCGCTTGAAGAAGTTGGTGATGGCGTCGATGCGGTCGCGCTTGGCCTTCGGCAGGTCGGCGAGCGTCGGGCGCTTCTTGGTGGTGTCGTCATGCTTGACGCGGATGGTCCACGGCAGACGCGTCATCTGGTCCTTGCGCCGCTCAATGATGAGCCGTACCGGATCGTAGGTCTCCGCCAATGCCCGCAGCATCGGGAAGGTGATCTGGTCGTGGGCGCGGATTGGTGCCGAGGTTGTAGCCGGGGATGAAATCCCAGGTGCGGCCTGCCACGTCGGGCGGCGCGATCGGCTGCATCGGCGGCAGCGGACCCATCCAGTCCGCGCCGGTGTAGGAGAAGTTGATTCCGGGCGGAACGGCGCGCGTGCCATTGATGGTCAGGTCATAGCCCATGGGCGCGCCAGGCGTCAGCGACGTCATGCTGCGCGCGCCATTGCCGCGCGGCGTCGAGATCTTCTCGACCTCGTCGTCCGGAGTGTCAGCCACGGGCTACGCCTTAGCTCCAGAGTGCCGTGACGGCACCACCGGTGCCGAGCGCGGTCCCTGTCGCCATGACGCGGCGGACCTGGAGGTTCAGCTGATAGGTGCCGGGCGTGAGCGTGATCACCACGGGCGCCGAGTCGAGCGGCATGTTGGCGAACAGCACGGCGACGGCCGTGCCGCCAGTGCCGATGGCGACGATCAGCGAGCTGGTGACGTGCGGAAGATCAACCGTGTCAGACGGGGTGACCGTCTGGCCCATACGGGCCGCTGCGAGCGGCTCGGTGCTGGTGCCCTGAAGGGGATCGAGTGCGGTAGCGGACATGGACGTCCCTCTTTAAGGCGTGAGTGAATTTTGGCGCGCGGCGTTAGTTCATCGCCCAGAGCTTCAAGGCATTGAAGACGATGTCGGTCGCGGCGGTTGTCGCGTTGCCGGTCACCGCGATCGGAATGGCCGCGCTCTCGGTCATGGTGAGCGCCACCGGCGCCAGCAGCGCTGCCACGGCGGCGCCGACCTGGGCCTGCTCGTGCAGAGCGAGCTGCTGGTTGGACCCGTATTTGTAGACCTCGGCTGCGATCGACCAGCCGCCGCCATTGGTGGTGACGGCGTTGGTGTCGGCGATCACGGTGCCGCCGGAGACAACCTGCCCGACCACGGGATTGGTCGGGTTGGCGTAGAGCTTGACGCGCTTGGTGTTGACGGTGGCGCCGAAGGAGCCCTGCGCGGCAATGCCGATGCCGCGGTTGATCTGGTCAAATGAGGATGGCTGCAGCAGGAACGTCGCCAGCACGTAGTCAGAGCCGATGGCGGCTGGGTTGACGCCGGCCGCGTTGAGCACGACGCCGAGGTTGCCCATCGGCTTGAACAGCTGGCCGCCGCTGCCGAAGATGAACTCCTGGCCTTGGGACACCGTGAAGCCGGCATTGAGCAGGTCCAAGAGGTCGACGAGCTGGGCCGTGACGTTGCCAAAGGCATCGGCCACATAGATGTTGCCGCTACGGCAGTGAAACTTGGTGCCGGGCGTGGAGGCGTTGACGAGAGCGACCGCGGTCATGGCTGAAACTTCCTCATGCTAGTCGCTCCCAGCCACGCATGCCGAAGGCGGCTGCGTCCTCACGGGAGACCTCGACGATGCGATCCTCGGGCACGTTCATGGCCGTGCCGTCGATCAGGTAGAGCGATGAAATGCCCTCGGGGACGCGGACGCGTTCCCTGGCGCTCTTCGAGGGCGCGGTGATCTGGAAGCCGAACTCCGGGTCCTTCACGATCGCCTGCTGCTCGGGCAGCGTGCCGGCCGCCTCGTTGAGGCGGCGGTAGTACTCGATCCAGTTGTTGGCGCCGTCCTGCAGCGCGATGTCGGTCACAGCCCAGACCCAGGCATCAGCGCGGTCGGGCGACTTGGCGCCGCCATAGCCGAGAGAGGTGAAGGCGCACAGCTGGTCCTCGAGCTTGTCGTAGCGGCCGACGTGGCGCACGCCGTCCTTGTGGTAGAGCGTGGAGACCGGCTCGGCGCGGATGTGCTTGCCGTTGCCGGCGTTGGCGCGCACGGTCTTGACCGGCACGTTGGAGTCGGTGGCGCGGATGACGGACTCGATCATGCCGCCGCCGAAATTGATCTCGGCCAGGATGTGGTCGGCCTTGAAATAGTGGAAGGCGGCGACTGCGACCTCGGCCCAGCCGGCCTTCTTCTTGCCGGTCTCGTCCTCGCCGACGCCGATCGGCGGCGCCACCAAGGACAGGTCAGCCCGCAGGTAGACCCGCTGGTCCTTGCCCAGCGAAGCCACGATGATGCCGATCTCGTCGTTGAGCGGCTTGAGCTCGACGTCGGTCTTGTCGCCCTCGGTGCCGGCGCCCGACGGGTCGATCGCGACCACGGTCTGGACGAACTCCGGCTCCTCGCCGGGAAGGATGCGGCAGGCCTCGATCAGATCCAGCGTCCACAGCGAGTTGGGGTTCTCGTCGATGTAGACGCCTTCGTAGAAGCGCTTGCGGTAGTTGCCGGTGGAGCTTTCCAACTCGGCGATGTACTCGGCCGACAGGTTCTTGATGTTGTCGATCGGGTTGACGAACATCCGCGCGTAGTTCTGGGCATCGGTGAGCGGGATGTCGGTCTCGGGATCGACCTTGTCGCCGAACAGCTTGTTGGTCCAGTGCGAGCGGCCGACCGGATTGATGTCGTAGATCATCCGCTGCGGGCAGCCCTCGATCACCTGTGCCAGGCGCGAGCGGACCAGCTTGGCCGTGTACCAGGTGATCTGGCTGCACTCGTTCAGGAAGATCGTGCAGTACTCCATGCCGAGGATCTTGTCGGCACGGGCGGCGTCATCGAGGCCGCCGATCCAGATTTCGCTCCCGTTCGGGAACCGCACGATGTTGTGCGGGTGCTTGATGTGCTTGTACTTCTGTCCCTTGAAGAACAGCGACATCACCTTGGGGATGGTGTCGAGGCCGACGGAAGCGTCGGCGTGCACGGCGCGGTTGCGCAGCACGACGTGGCGCGAGCCGGCATAGCGCAACGCGCGTACCACGATGGCGCGGATGATGGCGGTGGTCTTGCCCGAGCGGGCGCCGCCGACGAGACAGGTGTGGCGCTGCTGGGTGAGCAGCTCGGTCGCCTTGACCTGAGCCGGGTTCGGGCCCTTCTCGCCCCAGGTCTCGTACCTGGGGCCGCCATTGTCGCCGATGCCGGGCGGCTGCGGCGTGTTGCCGATCACAAACTTCGGCGAGTACTTCGCCTTCGGTCGCGCCCGCGGCTTAGAGCTTGGCATCGATCTCGGAGATGATGAAGATGGGTTGCACCCCGCCCTCGATCTCTCCGGAGTGCTCGACCTTGGTCGGCGCGAACAGGCCGTTGATGCGGCAGAACAGGTCGATGTTGCGTCGCGCCTGGTCCATGGCCTCGCTGTTGCCCTCGAAGGCGTCAGAGAGGATGGCGCTGTTCATGGTTTCGAGGCGCTTGGACTGGATCGCGCGCAGCTCGACGGCGTTCTCGATCGGGGTGTTCTCGAGGCTCCAGTTCACCAGCCGATAGGCATAGGACTGGTCGAAGCCCATGGCCTCGCCGATCTGGGCGAAGGTGTAGCCCATCAGGCGGTACTCGACCGCCTCGGCCGCTTTCTTGCGGAAGGCTGCGGTGATGGCAAGGCGCCGCGGCGCGGTGGTGGAGTTCTTGACCGTGCGCTTGCCTTTGCGCAGGCGCTTGTCCTTGCCCTTGTACTTCTTGGGGCCGACCTGGGGCTTGTCGGGATCGCGTGGCATGGGGAGTGACTTCCAAATGAAAAGGGGCCACCCGTTGGGGTGACCCCTTGAGACCTGGCTCTTGCGAGACCGGCTTAGGCCGTCTTGCTGGAGCCCTTGTTCTTGGACTTAGACTTCTTGGCGGACTTCTTGGCCGCGGTCTTCTTGGTCTTGGATTTCTTTGCCATGATGGCTCTCCTTCCATGGAATTGCGTCGGGGAAGGCGCCGACGCTACGCCTCGTCATCCCCGACGGCTTTCGGCGCGCCTGTTGCCTTCGGGAATGCCGTCACCAGCCGCTCGAGATTTCGAACCGGCGGGCGAATTGTCTGTAGTCGAAACTTCGGTTTCGGCAAATCGATATTGAGCAGTCCGGCCAACAGATGGCCGTCGATGAAGGTCATCTGTGGATCGTGGTAGCCGATCCGCTTCAGCAGCTCATCGGCGGCGTCGCCATCGGAGAACACCAGCACCTTGTAGTAGTCGACGCGCTGCTGCTCCTGATGAGCGCGGTTCTGGCGCTTGAGGTCGGACTTCATCGACGCGCCCTTGGCGTCGAGTTCTGTCTTCGGGGCCAGCGGATCGCTGGCGTTCTCGGCGAAGGCCTCGCCGAGCCGGTTCATCCGCTCCAGATGCTCGTCTTCCGGAGTGAGATCCTCCGGTATGTCTTCGAGCACGTCCTTCTCGTTGGGGACGAAGTCCAGCGCCTTGGCGGCTTCCCGCCGCTTGGCGATGGCGTTGGGATCGAGGCGCTTGAGCGGCCCGCCCCCGATGCGCTTGAGTTCGCCGCCGCCGATGCGCTTCAGCGGCTTTGCGGGCGGCTTCTTCATTGGGGAGTTAAGGCTTTCTTTACGCGGGGGACTAGGGTAAAACGCAAATAGAGCCGTGAACGCAAAAAAGCGCGCGCAGCTCGACCTTCTTCGACAGAGCCCGGGTGGTGGTCCTGGAAAAACGGCCACCCGGGCTCTTTTGCTGTGACGCTAGAAGTCTATGTCGAAGCCCCCGCTGTCACCACCGAGGTCAATCCCGCTGTCGTCGTAGCCGATGCCGCTGTCGAGGACGGGCGCATCGACGAACGTGTTGTTCTCGACAATGACCGTGTCGCGGTGGCCGAAGCCGCCGCCAAGCGCCTCGCCGATGAGGACGCCGGTCAGGAGCTCGTTGCCGCTGTTGTTGATGTAGACGGGCGCAGGCGCTGCTGCCGGTGGCACCACGTAGGATGGCTGCATCGGAGGCGGAGGCGGTGGCGTTGCAGTAAAGGTCGAGCGCGGCGCGCTGGACATCGCAGCGCGTCTGGCCGCGACCGGTCGGCTCGCATCGGCCTTGATCCGCTCGCGCTCGAGCTCGGCCTCAAGCTTTGAACGGCGCATCGAAGAAATGAACACGAAGATCGCGGTCACAAGCGCCATGATCAAGAGCGCCACGACGAACATGAAGCCCGTCGAGATGTGCAGGTGGTGGGTCGGCATGGGGAGTGCCTACTCCTGTTGGGGATGAAGTTGAACTATCCGCTGATCAGACCGAGCAGCGTCTTGCCGGAGATGAGGATCGAGCTGAGGAGACCGGCCAACATGAAGACCTCCATCCAGAGGTCCTCGCGCTTGTTGTAGCGGCGCCACATCACGTCGAGCTGGCAGCTCACCAGGAGGATGCCGGTGATGAGTGCGGCGAACGCGAACGTGAACAGCATGGGCGTTGCCCTCCTATTTGACGCCGGCGCTTTGCAGGATGCGGTGGATGTCGAGGCGGGTGAGACCGACCGCGTCGGCGATCTCCTGCAGTGAGAGACCACGTCGGCGGAGCATGAGGATCTTGTCGCGCTGCGTCATTCAGTCGTTGCCACCGTAGCGATAGAACTCGGAGATGAACCACGCGGACGCCGCGATCGGCGTCCAGTATTGCAGAGTGACGCCGACCGGATCGCCGGGGAAACCCCACGGCACGGGCGGTTGGGCGACGTTCTGCGCGCACTCGTCGTGCAGGATGCGGGTGTCGATATCGACGATCTCGGGCGGCAGCGGCCACAGGTTGCCGAGATCGAGATTGAAGCGTTCAAAGATCACCCGCATCAGCCGATCCTCGATCGCCCGGTACTCGGGCATCGCGTTCTTGATCGGCCGCGGGATGTCGACGAGGTAGGCCTCGCTCGCATCGTGCAGGAGTGCTGCGAGCTTGAGCTTGGCGCCCCCAGAGGTGTGGTGGGCGACGTGCACGCTGTGCTCAGCGACCGAGTAGAAGCGCCGGCAATGGCCGGCGTAGCGGCACTGCTTGGAGAGTGCGGACGCGATGTCGTTGAGGCGGACGTCCTCGACGCGGGGGTCCATCACGTTGAACGCGGCGCCGGTCGCGGTGCCGATCCAGCCGACCGCGTTGAAGAAGGTGGAGATCTCGGTCAAGCGGGGGAGAGCCTATGGTTGATCTCGTAACGCAGGCATTCAGCCTCTGCCAGCGGCAGCCACTGGATGATGCGCTCGTAGTCGCGGGGATAGTGCTTCTTGAGCGGGACGAGGTAGAGGTAGGAGAAGCCGTCGAGGGAGCGCGGCAGGAAGGTGTAGTCGACCGGCAGCGAGATCCCCGACTTTTCGATCTCGTCGTAGAGGCGTGTGGTGGTCCAGTCCCAGACCGGGCACCAGTTGCCGGCGGTGGGGCGGATCGGGCCGTGCTTCTTGATCGAGATGAAGCGGATGGCGTTGTCGAGCGCGCGCACCCCGGTCGCCGACAGGATGTCGCCCTCGATGCCTTCCTGCTCCTTGACCATCCGCACCACGTCGGCGTGGTTGAGGTGGGGAGGCGGTGAGGATCTGGGCCCGCCGCATCGGCTGGTAGATCGAGTCGCGTAGCTGCTTATAGAACTGCGGGTGCGGCATGCGCAGGATGCGCCGGCCGAACAAATGCTTCTCGTAATAGGCCAGGCTCTCGTCGATGAACTCGAGGCCGGGGATGTCGTCGTAGTAGAACGGGATCATCTCGATCTTGTCCCGCAGCGCAATGGCGGTCGCAATCGAGTCCTTGCCGCGCGAGAACGCGATCAGCGTCTTGTCGCCGTACCGCTCCTTGTAGGCGGCGATCAGGTCGTCGCCGCGCGGGTGCTTGATGTCGTCGATGCCGGGCACCGGTTATACTATCCCAGCTCCGAAACTAGTCTAGGGCGTGTACTCATCTGTGGACGCCCCGCGAGATGCAAGCGATTTTTTGAAGAGCTTTGGCACGTAGTCGGATGCTGCCATCTGTCCGGC